CAAGGTGCTCCTTTTCTGCAAGTTGACGCAGTGATAGCGGACTTTCGTCCACTGCGCTATCGTCAAACTGCATTAAGAACCACTTCAAGAGAGCCCCATAATCATCAAGTCGTGAGACTGGTGATTTGGACTGAACTACAACACCCTTGACTATAGGTGTGTGTAGATCAGGGTCAAGGCGTTCTCCCTGGCAAGGGGAGTATCCTTGACGGCCCAATAGAACTGAGGTGGACTCAACGTATGGGAAGGGAATCAATTTCTCGATTCCTACGTCGAGCCACTCTACCGTCTCTACAAAACCAGCCTGAAACAGGTTGTTCCGTAGAGCAACGGTTGAAACCAGTTCTTGAACATGCTGTCTGCTTTGAGGAAGACCATGTCTGACCTTTACGACAGAAACGTCGTATCCGTCATAATAGTCTTTTCCGCAAGACTCCCGGAACTTACCGTTCCAGAAGGACTTGCTTCGGTTCACTTGAAACCCAAAAGCTTCAAGTGCCTCAATAACAGATTGCACAGGAACTACGGGGACGATAATATCATCCCCGTAGACGCGCACCGAACCCGCGTACGACATTACGTCTTCGCGGGTGAGGTTACGGTTGAGGTCCTTTTCGATCCCCATGAAGACGACTGTCATAAAGACAATCGACTCCATAGGAAAGCAAAGGGCCGATCCCATAGACGCGTACTTGGCAAGACGAATTGTCTTACCATTTACATCAGCCTTCCGTGACCTTGTTGCGTCAACCGCCTTGAACAAATGCGGATGATCAGCAAGAAGGAGACGTACATGCTGATTCGAAACCCTATCCGAAGCATCACTCAAATCGAGTGTTGCCAGGGTTCCAAAAGCGGAACCCTGTCGCGCGAGCAATTGATTTGGCTCTTGCGAACGGGAAGAGATGAAACTCCTCGCGATGTCATTACGCGAGATCTCTTCTTCGATTAATCGTCGAAGAGCCTGTTGCATGTATTGCATGCAAGTAGGCTCCTCAGCGATAACACGAGGGGTTTTGAGCGTTTTAGGCACCAAGACAACCTTAACGGGAATCTCGGTACCGGGAGAGAGGAGAGTAACGCCGTCCGTTCGATTAAGAAATCGCTCGGAAGGGATGATATGCTCCCAGTGTGGAAACATATCCTCCAGGCGTTCCGTCCACAAAAGCTGATTGAACTTGGAGTTTCCTCTAAGTCCATCGGCAGTTGCTCCGGGCCCATGCTTTGGCACTGATTCACCCCAGTAGACACGTGTGTCCACTCGAGCGAATAAGTCAGCCCAAAGTAGGCGACCAACGCGGGAAAAAACAGCAGCAGAGTTATGAGCATGTTGTCCCATGACTCTCTGTGATGTCTTCCCGAAAAGCGTATGGTCATTCCGGCGGACCTCCTCTTCAATTTCGATGTATCGATTGAATGCAGCTTTCTGCCTCGCGGCAGTACACTGCATTTCCATCTTACCAAACATCAGACAAATCTGACGAATGGCACGGATGGCTTCAATCGAAGGTTCATCGATCAACCGCGCACTACTTCGGTCGAACACAAGATCAAGGAAACCTCCGAGAAATCGGGGGAGCCCGCCATTTCGAGAGAAACCTGCGAAATGGTCGTGATCTACGTACCCAAGGTCGAGACTTTTTTGGAAGTCCTTACCAAAGGTAGGTAGGGTTATCGTTAAGAATGATAACCCCTCATGTTCGTACCGTCTCACGATGGTTTTTCCATCATGAGTGGTGCTAGTGCCGCATCGTACCCCCAATTCAATGAGGGTACATTGCAGGAGCGCTATCAGGCTTTTCATGTAGCCCGGCCTTTCTGGTCGGTGGTACATCCTTAGCCATGATACGCCTTGGAAGAACTGTCTGTCTAGTTCTCCCCACCCAGAAGCTGGGTGACCTTTGCACCAGACGAAGCAGTAAGGTACGCCGTCAAAGCATCGACGAGTGCCTTCTGCTCAGTTGCCGTGAATCCGTGACTTGGAGCATCAACAACCATGTAAACACGCATGGCAGGGTTGATGTTCTGAGCTGGGATCAGCGGATCAGCTGAGAGCTTTGTCTGACGCAGCTGAATGGTACGCCGCGTCCTCTTCCCATAAGAATGGGATACCTCGAGCGCAAGTGTTGCATAATCGTTGGTAAGAGCAAAAGTACCAGCGTTTGCACCACTTGAGACCCGAGGAAGGGAATTGGCAGTACCGGACAGCGTGACAGACTGTGGATCAGCGAATGACATGGCATGCGTTCCTGACTTTGTTGGGATCCGCACTGTTGTGCAGATTCGTCCTTAGGGTCGGGGATCACCCGATGTACCTAAGGTTCTTGTCGCCCTTGGTCAAACCAAGAGCGCCTAGGATGGCCCATTTCTGAGGCGTAAACGCGCTCGTATCTAGGCCAAACCCATACGGTGTTGCTCGAGTTCTCGTTTTTGTTTCAGTGGTAACACTGAGAGAACTCGCCGTGGGGGCATCCCGCCAAGGGATGGCTCCATGGAAGGTACGCTCTCTAGTGGCCTTTGAATGGACCATTAGATAACCGTACCTTAGCACCAGGCTGTCGCTGGACAGAAGAGAGACGTTCTTAAAGAACGTACCCAAATCTGTTTCCCAGTCGACCAGCCAGGACCACGGGGTTAATTGCCAGAAGGTATCAGGCGTAAAGTCTGTACCTAGAAGGTAATCAGCCTTCTGCAAATACTGATCCATCTTTCCGAGGAAATCATGAGCCTCGGACAAGTGGTAAGTAAATGCACCGGCAAAAGAGATCTGACGATAGTATCTATCCCAGACCTCTACCTGTGGATATGAGCTGTAGATGTTACCGGCAACAACTTGTTGCCCTGTCTCTCTCGGAAGAGAGAGTTTCAGGCTGTCGTTGCCAATAAACACTGCAGACTCAGTTGGATCGAGGCTGCGCTTACGTCTGATGTTCTTGTCAGACCCGCGCTTAAACTGCTCAATCAAAGAATGAGCATGTTTAACGGCTTGAGCCATCTTCTGAATGTCGCTAATAAACGGCTTCAGACCAAACGTTAGATTCAGGTGCTCATGTCCGATTTTACTGGATACTGAGCCCCTTTCAAATAACGAATGGGCCCCTGTAGGAGTAGGGAGTTTCTCCCTAGCTTCTCCAAGGAAAGCGGCTAGTCCGGCCTCGGGCGCAGTGGGTGCGGTATGGGCAATCATCTGCCTTCCGATAGAAGAAATCTCACTATTGGAAAGAGGTGCTTGCTCATTCGGATAGCTATCTATGGCAAAAGGCGTAGGAAAGAAAGGACCTACATACCTAAAGTCATAGCCGTAATTAAAGTTCACCCCAAAGAGCTCCACGCTGGGAAAAGCAACCTCAGCGGAAGTTTTCTTTGTGAAGAACTCGTGACCGTTATCAAATCTAGTCTGATATTCGGCACGTAAATTACGAGCTAATTCCGGACCACTTAACCTACTGTATTCACCACCGGCGTCATCATCTTTCCTACGGGATCGATAAGACGTCGTTTCTTGGTGAGTGCCAGGCCAAACGATACTAGGTTCTGTAAGTCGGGGACCACCAAAAGCGTAGTACTGAGAATTCGGTACTTCGCTAGGGATGTCCCTGACACTAGTAACGATTGGCATATCCATCCTCCGTATGGAAGTGATAGAGTATCTTCCTTGTAAGGAATAACTCTACGGCCACTGCAACTATTGCAGCACTAGTGCCGGGAGGGCCCCTAAGGGGCCC